GTAGTACCCATACCAACAGCACCATTGGTGAATCCATTGGTTCTGTCGAATCCTGCAGACTGACCAGAGAATGCGGTATCTGCTTCGTTGAACAGTGCTTCGGTGCCAGAAGTTGGATCGCTGTAACGTGAACGCATCGCGAAGATGAGTCCAGTAGGACCGGACATAGGCTGAACGCCTGCGAGGTCGTAAGCGACCAGGTTAGGCATTGCACGTCTGATCAGGGAGATCAGAACTGGGTCGAAACCAGCAACTGGGGTTGAAGCGCCAGCAGAGAAACCAGGGGTTCCAGTGCTGCTTTGGGTGTTAACGGTAGGAGCTTCGGAGAGGAACTCACGCTCTTCGCGAAGGGTTTGCTCTTGGTTCTCAAGGAGAACAGCGGTGACAGCTCTGCGGTGGGAATCCTTGATTGGATCCATTCCCTCATAGTCGAGAACGGGTGCCCACTTTTCCTGCAGAGCCTCTGTATTAGGCATTTGCATTTTTCTGAAAAGTTAGTTTGAACGGTTATGATTTAAAAATCACTTTTTGGCAGCTCTGGAAAGAGTGTCCAAATAGGCTTGCATCATTGGGGATACTTCCTCAGAAATAACCTCATTGGTAGAAACCTCTTCGGAAAGATTCTCAGAGGTGCTTGGAGTGCCGGTTTGCTCTGGGAAGTAAGACTTCTTCAGAGTTACAAGCTTCTCACGATAGTCTGCTTCACTTTCAAACTCAACTTTCTCTACGAGAGAAGCAAGCTTGTCCTTTTGTGAGTGTGCAAGACCCTCAGAAACTTCTGCGAAAATTACATCAGAAGTGGACTCTGCTAATCTCTTATTCAGAGCAACGTTATTAGCGATTTGCTCGTTGAGTTTAGACTCCATTTCATCTAGTTTATCTACCATGCTCTCAAGAACATCATATTTGTCTTCAGGGATAGTTACATAATGATCTTCAAAAAGTGCCTTCATTCCGTCAAGGAACGATTCGGTCACTTCTGCCTTGAGACCTTGCTCAACTGCGAGTGCATTCTCTTGGAACCACTCGTCAGCGACGTACTCCAGATAGGAGTCAAGTCTCTCGGTCAGTTCTTCTTTGATTGCAACAACTTCTTCAACAAGTGCTTCCTGATATGCTTCGGTCAGTGACTCTTGCATCTCAGCAACTTTTGAAGTAACTGCTGCTTCAAAGATGGTACGTGCTTTATCTTGGAATTCTTCTGAGAGTTCTTCACCCTCAAACAGTGCTTGAACATCTGCTTCGATGTCAATACCTTCTTCTTCGACAAGCTCTTCTTCAGTTTCTTCCGCTTCGGCAACAACTTCGTCAGCTGCTACTTCCTCTTCGGAAACAACTTCTTCAGTTGCTTCTGCTTCGGAAACTACTTCCTGATCCTCCTCAACTTCAACTTCCTCGGCTCTTGCTGCTCTGGAATTGACGACATCCTTAACTTGCTTAAGGGTGGCGGCAGGATCTGCGATTTTAGCGGAATCGTCATCGGGACGATAATTTTCAGGAGTAGGACCGCCGAGGTCTTCAACTGGAACGCCAGCTCCAGTCATAGGTTCGGCAGGTGCAGCCCCTTTGGTTACTACGTTTTCCATTTCTTGTAAATTGTTACCAACGGACATTTGAATATGTGATTAATTAATTAATTACATGTATTTATTTATAAATCAAAGATTTGAGAGGAATTCGTTGAATAAATTCAACTTATGCTCTTCAAGTGCTCTTTGATCGACGAGAGTGTTAATTCTCTTCTTAGTTTGTTCTGCAAGTTGTTCGCGAAGGATTCCACCTTCCCAAACCCACTCTCTTCCTTCCATAATTCCATTGACGAAAGCATCAGGTGCGGAAGGATCAGCAACGATATCAGCAGCAGTTGCTAACTGAAAATCTTCACCGACAACTTTACAACCTTCACTGGTAGTTTGAAGTGAACCAACACCACGGGAAGAAACGCCAAGCATTACACCTTCATCAAGAAGTGGGGATGCAATCTTACCCATAGGAGTAGAAAGAATTTGTGCCTTTCCTCTAAAATTATTACCTTCTTGAACCAGAGAAGTAATCTTGTGGGAAACGCGATCAAGGTTGACGGTAGGACCATCAGGGTGACCGAGTTCACCGAGAGCACGACCCTTATTTACAAAGGTTTCGCAATAGCGACCTACTTCACGAGAAAGAGTTGACATGGGATACATTCTCCCATTGCGATTCTTGATCTCGCCTTGAAGGAATACACCTTCGATATACAGTTTTTTATTAGCACCTTTTCCTTCGGTGATAACCTGTACGTTTGTTACTTCTTCTGTGATGAGTTTCATTTGTTTATCCAGTAAATCCTACTTTTGCTCCTTTAACGGAAGCGTCTGCGGCAAAAACACAATATGAAGGTTGTTTTTCGAGGTATTCAGTTGTTCCCCTCAGCATTGTAAAAGTACCAATCACAGAACCACCTTGTGTTTCAACCAATGTAACTAGGTGATCAGCAGAAGTTGAAGTGTTCACCAAACGAACGACAGTAGCACTAGTAAAACTAGTAGCAGTTCCAGTTGCTGTTGGGCAATCTAATTCTTCTGCTAAGATTAAGGTTCTTGCCATTATTCAGAATCCTCTTCTGTTTCTAATTCATTTGAAATTTCATCATCAATTTCAACTTCGATTCCATCATCAATTTCATCTTCAGTTGGATATTCGAATTCTTGACCAAACATTGCATTTGCAACATAGGGTCTTGCAATATCAATACGTTCTGCTGCTTTTGCATACAGAAGTTCTTTCATTTTGTCACTAACATCTGCAGGTGAAGCATCAGTAGCGATCAAATCGATAACATCTTCCATAAAAATTCAATATGTTAATATAACTTATTTATAATTCAGCCTTCTTGGTGTCTTTTTGATAGTTAGCGTCTATCTTTGCAGCATCGGCATCAATACTTGGATCCATAGGAACTTCTCCCATTTGCATTGGATCTGAACCCATTCCTGCCATACCAGATCCTTCACCTGGCATACCTTCTTGTGGAACTTGTTCTTCTGGCTGTGGAAGTGGTTGTCCAGTAATTGGATCGACAGTTGATGGATCGGGGATAATTCCCTTCTGGATCTCGTCTTCAATTTGAGTATCAATCTCGATGATTTCTTGATCAGTCTGGCGAAGAACCCTCTTTCTTACATATTCTGTGGAATAATACTTACCAATAAATGGTTCAATTTGAGCAAGATTTCCAAGTCTACTTTGAAGCATTTCTGACTCTTTCAGTTCAGCAAACTGATTATCATATAAGAAATCATATTGAATATGATCTCTCATTACCTCCCAATCATCTGGGGAAACAATATTTTTAAGAATCAGTTGAGTCTTCAACATATCATTGAACATCTGAGCAAATCTTTTTCTCAGACGACCGACAAATTTGGCGAACTTAAGTTCATCTCTCAAAATCTCAGAAGAACGACCAAGGTTGAAACCACCATCAGCAGCAATTCTTGACTCAGGTACTCCAAGTGCTCTATACAGTTTCTTCTGGAAGTACTCAATATCTGCAAGTTCACCAAGGTTTTGTCCACCAGGAAGTGTAGTGATTTCTGTACCACGACCACCTTCTCTTCTGGGCAACCAGAAATCTTCAAGCATACTCATAAACTTGCGATCATCGCGAACTTCACCAGTCGCTGCATTGTAAACCAGTTTATTTCTATAACGAGACATGACCTCTTTGAGGTATTGTTCCGCTTTCACTTTGGGAAGATTACCAACGTCAATATAAAAAATACGACGTTCAGGTGCTCTGGACAAACGATAGATAACGAGAGAGTCCTCAATCATTCTGAGTTGATTGAGTGCCTTAATTGCTTTGTGGAGATATGAAAGAACCGTATTCTTATTTCTATCTACAAGACCAGAAGTGCAATAAGTAACAGCATCTTTTGCAATCTTAACTGATTTTGCAGATCCACGACTCATGGCATTTAATCCATAAGTTGTACTTGGTGATGGTGTGTACTGAAAATATTCTTCAAATTCTGGACCATTTGAAATATCTTCATTTTTACCACCAATTTTTACGTACCCATTATCAACTTTATTTGGATCCTTTTTCTCTTGACGAATATACTTCATCTTCAAGGGATCAATATACCTCAGCTCTTGAATGCCTGCCTGAGGATTTTTTATATCAATAACTTTGAGGTAGTAAACTCTTCCGTCTACGTACCAGTTTCTAAAAATTTCGTGAGACTTTCTATCAAAGTCTAAGATTTCTTTGAGATATTTAAACTCTTCTCTAATCTTCTTTTTAAGACCTTCGCTGGCATTAAGATTGGAAAGTTCGATCTCTACTGGAGAATCGTAGAGATCGCTAACAATTGCTTCATTAACAACATCTTCAATGGCACCATCACACTCAGGGTGAAGTGACATTTCTCTATATCTTCTAATTAAATCATGCTCTGTCTTAAATACACCTTCAATATCAACGTACTGTCCATAAAAACCACTAGCAATATAATTGTCAACCCCGTCCTCATTAGTTTGAGGAACGGGGGATATTACAGAAGGTGATTTATTTTGTTTATCGTCAATAGAAAAACCAAAGAGTTTTGCCATAGTATAATACTAAGTGTCCGTTATTCTACTATTTAGTTAATGTCTTCACCACCAGCATTTGTGCCAGTGCCCCTAGTTGCTTCCCACCACTGAACTTGAAGTTCGACGGTGAATTCTTGAATACCTTGGGCATCATAAGAAAGTTCAATAGGTGCTACCTGAGTTGGGAACACATCGTAGAAACGATAGGAACGAAGTGTTGAACCGTCACGATCCAATTGATAAACATAAGCATCTGCTTGATAATCTGCGGGATTAACCAGACCAGTGTTATCAGATACTCTATTGATGGTGTTCATCCAACGCTCGAAAGCAGAGCGGATGGAGAAGTCCGTATCATTCAGAACGGTAACGGTCCAGGAATCGAAGGTTCTA